TGGGCATACGGAATACATGTCATCATATAGCCGACACCTGAGACTACCAATGGTCGTCGCCTCTTTCGAAGAAGAAAGCCAACCAGGAGTCTAAATATAGGCAACCACATGCGAGGCGATTGCCTGAGTCAGATTAAAATCTGTGTTGGTGAAATTTTCATCCATTTGAGCTGCGTCGGCTTTGCCAAGTTCGGTTTTGGCAACGATAACTGAGCCTCCAAATTGAGTATCAAATTTCACATCTCTTTCGAGAGTGTAGGCAGTCCCACGTGTGATGACTGTCTGAGTCAGACTTGAATCTGTGTTGGTGAAATTTTCATCCATTTGAGCCTTGTTAGCTTTGCCAATTTCAGTATCGGCAGCGGAAGCCAAGCCTCTAAATTACGTTTCAAATTCCACATCCTCTTCAACCTTGTCTTGGGTATTCAGCGCACATACAGGGGAAGTTTATTGTCCTGCTGAAACGGTAGCCCTAGACTTCGTACAAGAGATGGCCCTTGCTTTGTCAATCGCTGCTAACCATTGTGGGAATATTTCCACTACGTGCTGTAAGTCAACGATATCAGAATGGGATATCTTGAACTGGTTGGAAGTTATGTTCACTGGATATGGCTGTGCCGGTATCGCGGAAACATTGGTTTGTACTGGATATGGCTGTGCCGATATCGCAGAAACCCTTTCGACTGGCTTCATGCCAGTGTATAAGGACTTGTGTGAGGTCCGTGGGTGCTACTTAGTATATAGCTATCCTAGACACTCACCTTACATGTCCTCATCTATGTCATGGCAACCCCTAATCCAATCGTTTTGCACCGATGGAATGTGTCTGACAAAGTCTGCTGCTGGGCCTGGGCCGGATACAATGGACTGCAGCAAATTTGATGCATATACAATATTTCTATTGCATGCATTCACAGGATGTGCCATACTGTGGAGCTTCTCAGCGGTGCTGCCAGGATATTTTAGCCAGCAGCGTTGGCTGCAATCTTATGGTATCCTGTATCTCTCTGCAGATATCTGACTGCACATACTCTTGGGCACTGCTACCATTGCGTGGTAGTCTTGTATGACCAGATTGATCTGTGCCCTGCCCTGGGGATAGTTTCCAGTGTACAGGCGTCCTGTCGGTGTGCTGGGTGTCCAGAGAGACATTGACAGTATCTCACCAGCTCCTGGCGGGTTCATCATGGCTGAGATCTGGTCCAGCGCTGCACCCCTTTTAGCGACTTTGTTTCGGATGAGACCCAAGGGGCAACCAATGTCATCGTAGACGTTGAAGTACTTGGATGGGTCCAATAGAGCTGCCTTCAATGTCTTGGGCTTTGCACGGAGGTAAGGATGCGCTCCGTAAGCCAGCGCCTAGAGCACACAAGAATTGCCTTTCTGGCTGTACTCAGTCAAATCCGAGGAAGCACCGAAGTCAAGGATGACCATCTCTTGTCCACAGGAGGCTGAGATCATTTTTTCCAACTCAGCGAAAGTCATCACTTGTGGTTTCGAACACCACGTGACGTTCCGTTCTCCTTTTGGCCAATGTTGAGCATGAGCCGGGGACAGCCTGTAGTCCATCTATCCACATCTGACCACCGTTTAATAGCCGGCTGTTGGGGCAAATGCATGGCGTATGGTCTCTGGGAGAGTGACATCTCGAACAGCATATTCGACCGCTTCACGAGAAAGAGTGTTCTCCGTGTACTAGGCATAGTCATCACACTCGTTCTTGGGTGGGAGTCCCATGTTCTTGGCAACCCTCGCTAGGCCTACACCCTGGTACTATGGCGTGCCGGTGAGCAGCGCATGTCTGGACTGTACGTCCACCAGGTTTGGGTAGTCAGCCTCCAATACACTACCCCATGAGTAGCATGTGGCTCCAAGGCGTTAGAGTCGTTCATAGACGAAGAACTACTCTTTGTATACCTCGGGTCCATAATACAACAGCACTCTGCGGGATTATGGGGTGTATATAATGAGCGCATTCGTATATCCGAAATGTGCTTCATTATCGACGACCAAATGGAAGCGGGGCTGGTAGCCCGAGAAGAAATCCAGGGCTGTTTGGAGGACGTTGGTGACTGTGACAAGGTTGCAGTCAACCATCCTCTCCTCTGTGTTGGGCTGCAGCTGGGGCGGGCTGAATCTAATATCAGGCTTCATGATTTTGCAGTGCCTGTATTTCATGTCCTCAGCTGCTTCATATCGTACGCGACGTTCTGAGGAAAGGGAGCTCTTGCCCGCATAGACCGTGTTATCGGCACAAGACTGGTAGAGGTCATACATCGTGAGGCCCAGTTGGTAGTTTACCTCTGCCTCTATCTTGTACTCGGCTGAGCTGGAGTGCCTGAGAGTGTATACGTGGGGCTGAGCTGCTTGGAAGACCATCTCTTCGTCCAGTTCTTGGCCACCTGTTAGCCTGCTGAGCTGGTGTGCCTTGATAGACTCCACCAACGATGAGAGCTGTTCCAGCCGAAGGCTGTACAACACTGCTGACAAGAATACCTCCGGGCTGTACAGCAGCTGCAGGTTGCGGCTGGTTGTGTGCTACTTCGTGGTGAGCACTTTCTTCAGGTCCCTATACATAACCCACGACTAGAGGGTGTTGTCAGGTGCTGCCGAAACTTTCGAACAGAAGTCGACTTCGTGGAACTCTCCGACCTTGACCTTCTTCACCACCTAACCCAACCCAACACTCGAGTGTTCCTCACCGGAACGGGCTGTGTGCTCAAGGATGGACTCAACAAGATCGTCAGCCAATTCGGGACGGATCCAGGCCACTGTATCATCGCCTGATGCAATGACAGACATTGAGCCAGACTTCCATGGGTCCCCAATACCTGCACAAACTGCATAATAGAAGATGTATGCAATTGAGCGAAGGGTGTTGCCTAGCGTTGTGCGGGTAGACAAGCCGCTGAAGGTGGTACCTTCTATCTCCAGGCGGGCTGTGTAGGTCCATGGTTCTGAGTCCTTGTCACCCGTCTTCCTCCTGTAGTCCGCCAGTTCTTTCTCGGACCACTGATCATCATCCACACCGGGCAAGTGCAGGTATAGCACGTTCCTTGTGGAGAGAAGAGACTTCATCATGGCCTTCGCTATGTCTTCGGGGTCACGGGTGTTTTTCAAGTCTCTGCACTGATATCGGCACCACTCTTTCACCTCATCCTCAATCCGTCTGAAGAATTCATTCTCGACTATGTCCTGGAGGATGGAATATTGGCTGCTGTCGAAAGACGAGCCATCAATGCTGATGGCTTTCCAGTCTTAGTGTATGCGGGAGCTAACACTGGAAACTATTTCCTTAGAGGTCATCGAGTGAATGAACTCTGGGATGGCTTTCTTTAGCGGGCCGAAGAGTGAAGACTGGAAGGCTTGCATGGGGCCAACGCCATCACTGGTGGGAGGCATGATGAGTCTGGGACGGTCGCTGGTGGCATTGTTATAGCCGCCTTCTGATACCGCCTGTTCCTCGGTGTGTCTGTAGACCTCTCCTGACTTTACCATCGGGCAGAAGTGGCCTTAGAAGTCGACATAACTAGGGTCGGTAAGCATCTTTGTCACGCCCTTTATGTACTTCAACTTCTTCTCCCTTGAAAAAGACGGCTGGTTGTCGATGTAGTCATACATGCAGTTGGGTGACCACTCTTCCTTGAATTTGGGTACAAATTCATCCATCCATCTCAGCACCATGTTGGTGAACGAAGCCAGGTGCTGTTCTTTGGGTTGAGTCATGCAACCCAATTATCTGTGGCAGAGACCGTACACCTTGTTCTGGAGCGAGTTGTGCGCATATTCATGAGTGAGCACCTTCTCGCCTGTCGAGGGGTCCTTGACATTGCCGCCCGCAATGGTGTGGAAGAAAGGGACCGTTGATTTTGGGTCCAGAGGGATCATTTCCTTCTTCTTGATTACCATCGGCATAGGGTGGTCCTTGATCAGTTGATCAATCTTTCCCAGGGTGGCACGAGTTTGGGCTTCCCGGCCTTCGACCAAGATGAGATTGTTGACCTCAGTGATCTTGTCCGATGCAGGTTCTTTCACCCAGAAATACCCTTTCGCTTCGGCGATCTGCACTCCTGCACTTTTGTAGGCAGGGACCTTGGGGAGCTTGGGCTGGCGCTCTTTGATGGTGCTAGCGACAGCATCAATGACCTCTCTGTGGTCCGATGTGGAAGACAGGATCTCTCTGACTACGCCACGGGCATTGGTGGGCTGCTGGTGCACTTTGTTTCTAGCAAACATGGCGTCTAGAGGGAGTGGTCCAGGTTTGCTTGCCACATCTTGTCTTTTGCCAGCATAGCAGTCTGGTCTGACGCAGATCGTCTCTTGGGCTGGTGAGGTGGAGAATGTCAATTCCTATTCGTACAGGGACGAGTTGAACAACACGTTGCGAAGGCCTCCCTTTGCTGTGATTTTGACATTCCGTCCGGAGACTGTCGTGAACATGCCATACTCAGCAAGGCGTGCTAGTGTCTCCTTCACCTTGTCGATGGAGAACGTCCTTGAATGTGGGTCGAACTCAGTATGGTCCCTGAAAAGACTCCAATTCTGCTCATCGCTGGTTTGCATGAGGGCCAACTGGAGAGCCTTCTTCGTGTAGTGGTCCTCCGAAATCCCAGCATCTGCGATGCGCTTCTCCAGCTCAACTTCGAAGCTTCGGTGATCACGGGGCACCTGGGCTGTGAGCGAGGCGTTCCTCTCCTTCACCATCTTTAGGAGAGCAAGGTCCATTACGGAAGTGGCTTCACATGGGACACCGTATTCAAAATCAGTGTCAATTCTCCTCCTGTGCTTCTCCTTCCTGAGGATCTCGAAGGAAGGGGCTTCGCGCCATTTGAAAAGTCCTATGGGCATTATGAACTAGAATAGTTCCATGTAGCCCAACCTGAGTCGAAGCTAACCTGACCAGGCTTCTGGTGCCGGTTGGGGATTTGGAGAGACATAGGAGGCGCCATTCTTCCTTGTCTTCATGATCACTTTTTGGTCCGAAGTGATCAAGACATAGCCTTCCGATTGAGGGAAGCAGTATTTGCCAGGCATAGTGGGGAATACAGCTCCTTGAGCGTAGATCTGGGCTCCTTTTGCATAGTAAGTCATGCAATTCGAGTACTTTACCAGGTCGCTTCTGGTGATGCTGCGGAATGAGGCACGTGGGAAGAGACGTTTCATGACAGGACAGCTGCTCCTGGCCTGAGAGACGCAAGTCGGGCACCGGCCTTCAGCATTGGGCAGGTGGTATGCCGGGGTTTTTCTCCCCTTCCCCTCAAGAGTCCTCAGGACTCCCTTTATAGGTGCTTCGGTGGGCAATGCGTCTTTGTCCAGGGCCCAGTAGTAGTGGGAGTCCTTGGCGACAAAGAAGGTCTTATACCCATTCTTTTGCATCCTGATAAAGCGAATGACATGGGGAAGGAAACTCTCAAGTCCTTCTCCATAGAAGTCGATGACCTTCTTCGCATCATGGATGAAATCAGACAGGATCTCATCCGCTGTGGAGCCTTGCTCACTGTGGCCATGAATCTGGGACGACGGGCGGGACGAATTTGATGGTCCGTCGCCATCAGATGAAGCCGATAAGAGGGGTGGTTCGCTGGCTGCTGGGAGGTTAGCAGGCTCGGGAGCTGGAGATCGAGGTCTGCTGGCTTGAGTGGGGATTGCTTCCTCATGGGCTTGCTCGTCATCGGAAACTCCATTCTGTGATGGAGCCTTCTCGATTATCGAGTCATCTGGAGGCGTCTGTGCCTCATCACCATCTTGAAGTGGGCGCACGGGTGGGCTAGAGCTGGCTTTGAGAGGGGCATCTGCCGCCTTCAGATGGTCCGAGGAAGGAGGCTTTGGTGTGTCGGACTTGCCTGGCTGGGGTCTTGGAGTTTCCAGGTCAAGGGGCTCACCGAAGAGGGAAGCGACTAGTGAGTCGAGCTTCTATTCTTCAGCCTTTTCAGCTGCCGCAGCAACTGGTTTTTCTTCCCTCAAGAGCTTAGAAGCTGCCAGATCTTTTTCAACCTGCTCTCCAGTTTTGCTCTTAGGGACGGGGGCCGCTTTCTCAACTTTGAGGGCAGTTGAGGCTGTTTTCTCAGCTTTTGGGGCAGTCGAGGCGACGTAGTCACCGGCCTTGGTCTCGGGGGCAAAGGTCACTTTTCCAGCTTTTGGGGCAGTTGAGGCGGCGGGCTTGTTGGCTGCACGTGGGGGCACCGATTTCCTCTATTCATGGCCTGGGGCTGCTGCAGAAACTGGCTTTCCAGCCCTCTCCTGATTCGAGGCTGGAGCTTTGTCCTTTGCTGGTTTCTTGCCCGAGGGTGCGGCAGAGGTTGTCTTGCCGGCCTTGTTGTTCCCGGAGTTCTATGGTCTAGTCTTGACCGAATCTTTGTCCGGGGCTGGAGCAGAGGCTGATTCCACAACGCGAGACACTGTCCTGTGGGCTGGTTGTGGACGCGGTGGCTGACGGGGAATGTCAACAACGCTGTCGTTCAATGACTAAGCTTTGGAGTCATTGGAGGAGGCGTGCTGCTTCTTCTTACCTTGCCCTGCGAAGACTTGCGAGCGTGCAACGTCAGGGATGTCAAAGGTAAGGTCTTCAGGAGAGTCCGGACATACGTCTACGGGGATGACGCTCAAGTCGTGAACTTCAAAGCTGTCACCTGGGATCTCCTGGATTTTTGCGTCCGCTAATTCGGCGAGGACACTGAGCTAGTTGACCATAAAGGTGAACTTCTGCATGCTGACATGGAACTCCTGAATCCTGCCTTTGTAGAGGAGTCTGTCAGTCTGCTTGTGCTTGTCCTCACTCACGGAGTGGTAGACGTCGTCATAGCCACTGATCCTGATCTGCTCATCAGTTTTCTAGAGCGAGTCAGGGTGATGGGCTGGACCATCGTATCCCTCTGGTCTCACGTCGATGCAGAGCACATCGCCATATCCCACGACTGGGGTACCTGTGGCTTCAGCTGCTTGAGCGTCATACATCTGTGTGAGGGGGTAGACTTGGCTTGGCAAGAGCTAAGTCAATCTCTCCTGGGCATCAGAGAGTCTGGGCTTGAACGAGCGGTCTTACCTGAAAGCCGTAAAGTACTCCGTTGGGGCTTCAGGGTTGTATCCGCGAGTCCGTCCGCTTGCTGTGCGGGAAATGACCCTTTCGTGGATACCTGAGACTTGGTCATATTTGGAGCCGATCTCAATATGACAAAAGTTCATGCCTTGTTTCATGCCGGGGATGGTTGCAGACCACAACCTAGAGTCCAGGTCACATTGGTTGAGTGTGCGTCCGGTCTCGAGGATTGGATGGCCGCCGCATCCTGGGGCCATAGTGTCGAGACGGGAGCACCTTTCATTCCCAAAGGTGAGCTTGAATGTCTTGGTCCAGTCCTGAGTCAGGGGTGCCTGTGCTGCTGGCACTATGCTACAGTGACCTGTACGAGAAGAGACATTCACCTGTTTTGTCTCGCCCATCTTTGACCTGGAAGTGATCATAGGTGCCCGAGTGACGTACATGCTCAGGGCAGTGTCATCGTCGACATCCATGACAGGCGCTGTTTCTATGTTGGTCTCAACATAGTAAGTCTGATTCGGGGAGAAGGCGTGCTTCTGCGTTAGGCTGATGGTGGTTTTCCCGCAGAAGACAGCGTCTGTGTTGATCAGAGGGGTGACAAGCACTTGTTCTTAAGCTTGCTTGTACTCAGGTCGAGCATTCTTTGCGATGCTGTGAGCCATGTAGAGAGTGGCCTCATTTTGTGGGAGCGGGCACTTCTTGAGGAGGTCAAGGTTTCTTTTCTGTGTGAAACCACGAGCTCTCTTCTCTCTAACTTCGAGGAGGGCGGCGAACAAGTCGATGAATTCCAGCAATTTCTGGTTATCAACTTCGGCTGGGAGGCGATCCTTGGTGAAGTTTGCAAGAATTGCTTCGTATCTCCTGAAGCAGCGCCAGAAACTGTCCTCTCTTGTGGCTGGCTTCTGGGCCTACTGTTCATGCTTCAGGGCCTTGTTCAGCATCTTCTTGCGCATCGTGTCCAAGTTGTTCGTCAGGGCGGGCAGGACTCGTCTTGTGTCATCTCTATCTGACGAAAATGCATTATAGAGGTCACTGAAGGTGAAGACTTCCCTTTCGACACCGACTGCGGTCAACAGGGCGCAATGGCCGGGCATTTCGTCATTCCCGGGGAGAAGGAGGATTGCTGGCAAGGCAGGGTGGCCGCCCTTGTCCTTCTTCCAGACATCTGTGCCCATCTCAAGGAGTTCTCCCAACTCATTCCACATGAAGGTGGACATCCCCAACCTATCAGTGATTTTCTTGATGTAGGCATACTTGTGGCCCTGGGCGCCATTGCGATCTGTGGACTCCCTCTAAGCGTAGGTGACGAGGACTTGTGCGTTGTCGACGTCGATTCCCTACTTGAACTTCTCGTAGTCAGCATTGTTCAGCTGACGAGTGAGGAGGAAGAGGCAGGCGAGGAAGCAGAGTCCGCTGTCCAGCTAGACAGAGTAAGCCTTGATTGCCGAGTTGAGTTCTCTCGGCTGGAGTTGCTAGGCTTTGTAGTGGCGGATTGCTGTCCCCTTCTCAGCTCGGACGTATTCACCAGTCGGCTTCATGATGTCGACGGTGTTCATCAAGTTGAGCTTGATCTTGTTCAACTCGTCGTCCGAGAACCGGGTTCGGGGACGACGAGGATTGCTGTTTTTCTAGTTTGTATCTTTCTTCGATCTTTGTTTTTTCTTTGAAGAGTTATACATTTC